ACTTATTTTATGAGTGGGAGCGAAAGACATATAAATGATGAACATTGTCATACCCATGGCCGGACTGGGCAGTAGATTTGCCGAAGCTGGTTTTAGTATCCCCAAGCCGCTGATTCCGGTCAATGGCGAAGCAATGATCAGCAAAGCAGTTAAAAGCCTAAACCTACAGGGCCAGTATTATTTTATACTGTCAAGTAATTCTTATACCAAGCACATAATAGAAGTACTTGAAAGCATCGTCAAAAAACCGCATTTTTGCATCATAGATTATGTTACAAACGGTCCAGCTTCCTCAGTGCAGTTGGTTAGCGAACATATAAATAATTCTGATGAACTAGTTGTTGCCAACTGTGACCAGATCATGACCTGGAACAGTGCAGCATTTTTACATAATGCCAGACTATACGATGGTTGTTTAGTGACCTATCATTCGGATACTACTAAAAATAGTTATGCTAAACTCAATGCCAAGGGTCTAGTAACTGAAGTCCGAGAAAAACAAGTTATTAGTAACGTAAGTCTTAACGGTATCCACTATTGGAAGCAGGGTCGGTATTTTTGCGACTCATATGAAGCCATGGTCCAAAATAATGATACAGCACCTAATGGTGAGTTTTATGTAGGACCTTCGTACAACTATATGATTAGAAATAACAGGATAGTAGGTATCTATCATATTCCTAACGAACAACATCATCCAGTAGGTGTGCCCGATGATCTTAAAGCATATCTACAGTTTGAGAATAACACCTTATGAAAGAAGGAGAAGATGGCAACAGATCTTGAAAAAATTGAAGCGTTTTTAGTCTATGAGGTTGGAATTTGTCCAACCAATGACAATCATTTTGGTGGCAATCCAGAAGCACAGGCACAGTTAAATTTAAAAATTCAACAGCGTCCAGCTGAGCTAGCCAATTTGATTTATTTTCTTTTTAACAGAAAAGCGGCCGGTGAAAAGCTAGACTATTATGCTGAGATAGGTGCCTGTTCTGGTGGTACTACATTCTCCATAAACAAATTTTTAAACTTCAAAGAGTTGTTGATTATTGATGACGGTGGAGCTGAAGCCGTTCATTATATCAATGCACGTGGCAATCAACTAAGAAGTCAAAATCTAGGTACAATTCCTCGCATAGAAATCATAGGTTCCTCTGCTGAACAGCGTGTCATTGACATGAGCAAACATATAGCTAGCAAACAACTATATGACATTCTTTTTATTGATGGTGATCATAGCTATGAAGGTGTAAAAAATGATACTATTAATTACCTATCCATAGTTAGGTCTGGCGGTTATGTAATTTTTCATGACACTAACCACATCAAAGGCATCATGGATTGGATGCAAGAAATACCATCGAGAGTTCCTGAATTAGAATTTGTTAATAAATTTAGTTTTAAAGACTCATACACAGATAGATTTCCAACTGGTATAGGAATTACTATTTTCAGAAAGTCATAGCATGCAAGTAATGAAGTTGACAGATTTTACTAGAGGATGGTTCATAGGAAATTTTGACCCTAGTATTTTAAAAACCAAAGATTTCGAAGTTGGCGTTCTCACGCACAAAAAACATGAAGTATGGCCCAGACACTATCATAAAATTGGTACAGAGTATAATGTATTAGTTTCAGGAAGTATGACAGTGGCCAATACCCTTATTGGTCCTGGTGATGTATTTGTGTTTAATCCCCTGGACGTTGCTGATCCTGTTTTTCATGAAGATTGTATTGTGGTATGCGTAAAGGTACCCAGTATACCTGGAGATAAGTATGAACTTGTTTAAAGAAAAGAGTGAAATAGATTCATCCAAATACTTTATAGCTACCTATGCTGCTATTTCAAAAACTACGCTCAAAGAATTGGCCTGGGATATAGCGGTTGGACAAAGTGTAGGTAACCCCAATGTTAGAAGTAAATGGGAAGACGATGCGTTATTTGAAACACATAGCTGTCTCATCCTAAACAATCAACAAGAGCTTGAAAACACTAACCGTGGCATCATAGAGATTGCTTTTCCGGTAGCCAACATAGACCTAGAGACCGACGGCGTTAATCATTTAATCTGTCAGCTCATGGGTGGGCATACTGACATAGATATCGTTCAGAGATGCAGGCTCATTGATCTAGACTTGCCCGATTGCATGAAAACAGTTTTCAAAGGACCTAAATTTGGTCTTTCAGGGCTAAGAAAAATAACTGGTAATTATAACAAGCCCTTGTTGGGCGGCATAATTAAACCTAAAATTGTACATAAGAAACATGTGCTTGAAGATATGGTCAGAGCACTCATAGATGGAGGTGTCGATTTCATCAAAGAAGATGAAATCATGAGCAGTGTACCTCATCTTCCTCTGGAGCAACGTGTAGACATAGTTGCCAATCTACTTGCCAAAGCAAACTATAAGCTGGCCTATTGTCATACCATCAATTGCGATCCGCATGATTTACAAAATCGCATCAACACAGTTGTTGAATTGGGCGGCAATGGGGTTCATATCAACATTTTGGGTGGCCTGGGTACGTATCATAGTGTGCGAAAAATGGATGTACCTATTTATATGCATCTGCAAAGTAGTGGTCAAAAGGTCCTGACTAATATTAATAATCCTTATAGCATAAGCTGGCCTGTGGTCTGCCAACTTGCTACTCTAATGGGAGTAGATACCATACAGACTGGTATGATTGGTGGATATAGCAATGACGATCCAGCAGAGATTTTAAAATGTTTGAACATTCTCAGAGCAGGCAATACTGTTCCAGCACTTAGTTGTGGGTTTCATCCAGGCATGGTAGACTGGGTGACCAAACAGGTAGGTAATGATTATTTGGCCAATAGCGGTAGTGCCATACATGGCCATCCTGGCGGAACTCTGGCCGGCACCAAAGCCATGCGCCAGGCCATAGACAATGATCACAATACTGAATATGCTGATGCTATTAGGACCTGGGGGCTGGTGCAATAATCATGCTAAAAGACAGACTAACGAACTACATCTACAGCGGTCAAGAGAGCGTAGCTAGCCAAAAGATGCTACAGGTTCTGAATCATATTCAGGATCTTGATGTTAAATGTATTTTAGATGTTGGCAGCTGGCATCTAAAACAAAGCATGGAATTCTTAAATGCTTTTCCTGATGCTCAGGTACATGCCTTTGAACCTGCGCCCGATAATTTCAACCTCTGTAAAAATACTCACATGTACATGGATCCACAGAACCGGGATCGCTTAAAGGTATACAATGTGGCCTTAGGCGATGTCAATGGAACCATAGATTTTTATGTTATTGATGACACCAAGGGCGACAGCAACGCAGGTGCTGCCAGTAAGTTTAAATTCAAGCCTGGAATGAATGGCAGTTTTTATAACCAAAATTGGATTCAAAAACAAGTAACAGTTAGTCAGTATAGATTAGATGATTTTGTTCCCAAGTACATTAATATGCCTGTGGATATTTTGTGGATTGATGTACAGGGCGCAGAGTTGTTTGCTTTTAAAGGTGCTGAAAGGACCTTGAAGGATACTAAAATGATTTTTACTGAGGTTGGTCTAGAAGCCTACTACGAAGGTCAGAGTCTTAAACCACAGATTGATGAATATTTAAACAGTTTAGGATTCGAAGAAATTAAAGAAGCGTTTGAGCTGAACGGCTTTGCATACGAAGGCAACGCAGTGTATAAAAGAATATGAAAATTATAGCACACCGAGGCAATACACAGGGCCCTAACACACAAGAAGAAAACTATCCTGATTACATACAAAATGCCATTAGGCTAGGGTTTGATGTAGAGGTAGATCTTTGGGTACAGGACAACGAACTTTGGTTAGGCCATGATGAACCTACTTATAAAATATATAAAGGTTGGCTCAACGAACGACATAATCGATTATGGATACACTGTAAGAACCTAGATGCCCTAGAGTATTGCAGCATGTACAAAGATTTAAATTTCTTTGCGCACGATTCGGATCCCTATGTTGTAACCAGTAAAGGTTATATTTGGGCCTATCCTGGTCATTATGGTAAAACTGCTACAGTCATGGTCATGCCCGAATATGTGTTTCAGTTAGCACAGGCTACAGCTAGATTGCGCACCCACTATGGTATCTGTACAGATTATGCTCAAAGGGTAAAAGATGAAACGGTCAGTAATAATACGAGGTAGTCTGGGTAACAGTAAAAATCCAACTAATTTTACCCAGCAAGTCGTAGACAGCATCAGAAGCTGGCATAATGATGAAATAATACTTAGCACCTGGGAACATCAGTTAGACCAAGCCCGACATATACTGGGCATAGACAAGATTATACTTAGCAAAGACCCTGGTCATGATCCTGGCCATACCATGCGTCAATACATTACCTATGAGGCAGGACTCAACGTAGCTCAAGGTGAACAAATACTAGTAACTCGAACTGACATGCTGCATTTTAGAAATTTGTTTGAATTCATAGGCAGCAATGTGGCTCGTACACCAGAAAACATGGGGGCATTTACACACAAATTGGTCATAGGCAACATGATGACCATTAGGCCCGATAGTTCAGAGATTGTTAGAACCTTTAGACCCAGTGACTGGTTTCAGTGCGGTTGGGCTCAGGACATGCGCAAATGGTGCGGCATTGGTCAGGAAATTCGTAGTATAAATTGGAATCTATATGCTGATCTGTATGCCAGACAGCAGACCTGTACTGAAAAATTGTGGTTTAGTTTGGTACTGCAGAAGTATTTTAACAATGATCTCACCTGGAATAATACTGCTGAGTTCGATGGGTTAGCCTGGCATGCCATTAATGATAACTTTTTAGTTTTAGATAACATAAGTACAGCCCGCACCATGAATCTAAACTGGACATTTCAACCACAAAGATTGCACTGTTACTACACAGAAAAACTTTATAACATGAAACTTCAAGAACTATGTACAAGGAATTAACATGAAAGATTTTTTATTTTTTAATTATGATTGGGTAGCAAATAGTACATATTTGTTCAAAAGTTTCGAAGTGTCTGGTTACAGTTGTGATTTTGTAAATGAACAACAACTCCAATCTTTTGTACCACCATCTCAATATAGGGTAGTTGTTGCTTACCTGCATGAGCCCTGGCAGATTCCCATAATCAACAGGCTCATGTCTATGTACTTTAAGGATAGTTTCTTTGTACAGCATGATGACACTGACGAAGAACATGTACAACGTTGGTTTGAAAGATCTCCTGACCTAATCATGCAAAGGGAATTGACTGCTGCAAGCCAGAACCCTTATAATTGTCCTACGTACCCGCAGCATTTTCCCATACCCAGCATATACCGTGACAACAGCGAAAAGACCTTGGATGTGATGTTCATGGGAACGCCAACTAATCCTGGTAGAGTTCGATTTGTGCAGAAGTTGTTGGAACTTAGTACTGGTCCGCTTAAACATCTTAACTGGGGACTGCAGTATAGCAAAGAAAGAGCCAAGGGACGTAATCCAGATTTGTTTATAAAAGCAGCAAATTCAACAAAGATTGGATTGAACTTTCCTGGTAACAGTCGTGATCAATGGAGGACCTGGGAGTTAGCCAGTGCTGGTTGCGCTATACTTATGCCCCAGAGTCCACTGCTAAGTATCAGACCCGATCATCAGCCCTTTGAAGAATATGTTAGGTTTAAAGATGATTTGTCTGATCTAGAAGAAAAAATTGTTTGGCTTTTGGAAGCAGATAGGTGGAAGGACTGGGGCAATAAGGCCAAACAAAGCTATGATTTATTTCATACACCGGAAAAATGCTTTGAGCACTATCATGATTGCGTACTAAGGCATGCTCCGGTTCAGCCACGTACTATCATTCCACATAGTGCTGAAAGCTACTTTGACGCCTGGCGTAAAAACCCTAACAACTACTGAGGATATATGAAATACAAGTATCGAGAAAATGAGCTCATGCAACAACTACAGGCCTATGTTGACAGTACCTATGGTGAACATTATGCTCAGGGAAAAATTCAGACCACCGAATTCATCATTGATTGTGGTGATGGCATACCGCACACACGGAGCAACATCATCAAATATTCGCAGCGTTACGGCAGAAAAGGAGGCCGAAACAGAAAAGACATATTGAAGATTTTACACTATGCCCTTATAATGTTGTATGTGCATGATTTGGAAACCCAAGGAGTAGATAATGCAGATCAGTAATGAGACCATCCAGCTTCTAAAGAACTTTGCTACCATCAATAGCAACATCATCTTTAGGCCTGGCGACAAGATTGTTACCATGAGTACGGCCAAGAACATCTTTGCGGCTGCTACGGTAGCTGAAAATTTCCCTCGCGAAGTAGCCATCTATGACCTGAACAGTCTTTTGGCACTCATGACCTTGAATGAGAAATGTGAAGTTGACTTTAATGAAGAAAGCCTCCGCATCGCCCGCAACGGTGGAGACTTTGAATATTTTTATTCGGACCCAAGACTAGTAACTGCGCCACCAGCCAACAAGAGCATCGAAGTAGACAACCACTTCCAGTTTAAGCTCAGCGCCGAAGACGTTCAGACCATGCAAAAGGCCATTGCCATTACGGCCAGCCCTAATATCTTCATCACCAGTAAGCTAAACCAAGTAACACTTAGCATCAGTGATAAGAAAAACGCCAAGGCCAATAGCTATAAAAAGGTCATTGGTCCAGGCTTCGATGACTTCAATGTATTCTTCGGCGTAGACATCTTCAAGATCATCCCCGATGCCTATACGGTAACAGTAAGCAAGAAAAAATTCCTGCATCTCAAGCACGAGACCAAGAATCTTGAATACTGGTTGGCCTGTGATCCAGATTCGACTTTTGCCTAATGAATTCGCAGCCCAGCAAAGCCGAAGAGAACATTCGATATGTCGCTAGAATCATCAGCGAGCGCGAATGTGGATCTCAGGACCAATGGGAATATTATGTTCCACGCGCCTGGGAAGTAATTTTATTGGTCGAACAGTTAGGTTTTTTGAACAAGAAACGTTTCTGGGGTGAGTGAAGTAAAATAAATTATGGAGTTATTATGGAAATTCGTGATGAGCAGTTTTTGTGGGTTGAAAAATATCGTCCTCAGCGCTTGGCTGATTGTATCTTGCCCTCAGACCTATTACAGATGTTTGAGCAGCAGGTCCAGAAGGGACAGGTCCAGAACATGCTGCTATGCGGCACACCAGGCACAGGCAAAACCACAGTAGCTAGGGCACTTTGTGAAGAATTGGGCGTCGATTTTATTGTTATCAATGGCAGTCTGGACGGTGGTATTGATACTCTTAGAACCAAAATCAAAGACTTTGCCAGCACCGTCAGCTTCGGTGGCGGTATTAAGGTTGTAATTCTCGATGAGGCAGACTATCTGACTACGGCCACGCAGCCTGCGTTAAGAAACTTCATCGAAGAGTTTAGTGCTAATTGCAGGTTCATCTTTACCTGTAACTTCAAGAGTCGCATCATTGAGCCACTGTGGAGCAGGTTGGTAGTGGTGGAATTTAAGATACCCAAGTCCGACAAGCCCAAGATTGCCAGTCGCTTCATGAAGCGTGTCAAATTCATTCTGGACAATGAAAAGATTGCATATGACGAAAAGGCCCTGGCCGCAGTAGTCATGAAGCATTTTCCGGACTATAGACGCACCATCAATGACTTGCAACGCTATGCCAGCATAGGTCGCATCGATGCCGGCGTGCTAAGCACCCTGGATGATGAAACCTTCAATGCTCTGGTAACTGCTCTGCGTGAAAAAGATTTCAAGGCCATGCGTACCTGGGTTGTGAACAACAATGATGATCCACATGCAGTATTTCGTCGCATCTATGACAACATCACAGACATCATCAACGAAGTGCCACAGGCCATTCTGATCCTGGCTGACTATCAGTACAAGGCAGCATTCGTAGCAGATCAGGAGTTGAATCTAGTTGCCTGTCTGACTGAACTCATGGCCACAGTTACCTGGAAGAACTAGCATGGAAACTACCTGGACCAAAGACTACAAGACAGCCCTGCTTCGCACCAGAGGTACTGGCTGGCGTCTGGTGTTGATCAACAGCATCACTGAACATCAGGAAGAGCTTTTCTTCGACAACATCTTCGATGCTCGAAGCTATGCACAAAACTGGATAGATGAGGCTGTAATATCATGAAGTTCTTTGACGACGAAGTAGCTGATAAGCCCGTATTCGAAGAAATCGATGTACGTGTTACCAAAGTCTCGCCCTTTGCCTGGGCCGACAGTATCTATCAGCATAACTACATGATGACCGCTGACAATGAGAAAGATTATAGCTCATACATGGTGAATAGAGCGCTGAGCATGGGCGAAGATACTGTGGCTGTAGCCAATGCCATGAATGGTCGCACGCATCTTGACCGAAAACTACAATATGATTTTCTTATAAATATCGTAAGAGCCAGAAAAAGATTCAACAAATGGATCAAGGCCGAGACTGTTGACGCGGTAGAAGTAATCAAAACATACTATGGCTATAGCACTGATAAAGCCGTCCAGGTTTTGCCCCTACTGTCCGATGCAGACATTGAAATCATGAAAAAAAGGACAAGAAAAGGTGGCTTAAATGGCTGAAGATTTCTTCAAAATTGATTTCCCTGGCTACATGCCCCTGGAAATCAGTCTAAATCAACCCGACGATTTTTTAAAGGTTCGGGAGACTCTGACTCGCATCGGCGTAGCATCACGCAAAGACAATACCCTGTATCAAAGTTGTCACATACTGCACAAGCAGGGACGTTACTTCATAGTACATTTCAAAGAGTTGTTTGTGCTTGACGGCAAACCCGCTGATCTTACGGACAATGATCTGGAACGACGCAATACCATAGCCAAACTGCTGGTTGACTGGGGTTTGGTAAAGGTCCTGGATGCTGAAAGCATTCGTCATCAGGCTCCTCTGAGTCAGATCAAGGTCATCAGTTTCCGTGAAAAGGACCAGTGGAATCTGGAAACAAAATACAATATCGGCAAAAAGAAACCCGACAAGACCTTATAAATAAAAGTATCCCCGGGATGGGACTAGCATGCCAGCGAAGGCTAGTAAAATATCCACTGGTGCCAACGCCACATGGGTTGGCAATCATCAATCTCGCTTTCGAGGAGAACCATTATGACACTTATGCTGAAAAACGGCACTTTCGACATGTTTAAAGACATTGAAAAATTTTTCGTAGGTTTTGACGACACCTATAATCGCATGGCCAAGTTCCATGACGATGTGACCAAAAATATTCCTAACTATCCTCCGTACAACATCCGCAAGGTCGAAGATAACCACTATGTTATCGAATTGGCTGTAGCTGGTTTTGCACGACAGGACATAGACATCACCTTTGAGGACAACAAGTTAATCATCAGCGGTAAAACCGAAGATGATAACAATAATTTCCTTTTCAAGGGCATTGCCAATCGTGCGTTCACTCGCACCTTCTTCCTGGACGACACCATGGAAATTAATGATGCGTTCATGATGAATGGCATGCTTAAGATTGCTCTGGAAAAGATCATCCCCGAGCACAAGAAGCCCAAGAAAATCGCTGTTGCCGATGGTGAAACCAAATCCAAAACTAAAAAGACACTGTTGACCGAAGATGATACTAATATCTAAACTAAACGACCTTTGGTTATGGTTTAGAAAATGGTCAACGCCTAGCAATCCCATAGAAGATTACCTGGCTCAGAGTGTTGATAGAGCTGATTATGTTGCTCGATTCAAACAACTAAGACACAGGGGATATCTATGATGGCATTTCTCAAAGCAGCCTATGATGTATGGTGTACGGGTCTTGTAGCCAGTCATCTTACTCGCCGAGGCAAATGGCAAAGCGCCAGAAAGTTAATGCAGAAATAACATGGAACTAGGACTACAAGTAGCTTTTTTGATATTGTTTGCTCTTTGCACCCTGGTGGCTCTAGAAGATGCCTTAAAAGAGAAACCAGTATTGGGTGAAGAATGGGATTTTACCAAACCGCACCATACCAGAAAGGTTCAACATGAAAGTTAGCTTGAACTGGTGGCCCGTAACCGACGAAGAATGGGAACAGCTAAACTACCCAGATCGTAAAAAGCAGTAAATCCGGAGGCCTTCGGGCCTCCTTTTCATATAAATAATGGAGTTATAATGATTAAAATTGTTAAATTGATCTCTGGCGAAGAGCTCATCGGTGATGTTACTACATCCGATTCCAAGCTCAATATACAAAAGCCCGCCATCATCCAGCTCATGCCCAGCCGCACCGAACCCAACCAGATCATGGTAGGTCTGATTCCCTATGCACAATATACCAAGTCTCATGCCATCGAAGTTGCTTCCAGCACAGTATTGTGGGTAGAAGAACCAGTTGATGATTTATACAACAACTATAATTCGATGTTTGGGACAGGTATTCAACTTGTCTAAGGAGAACACATGATTAAAACTGCGCTTGTGTATGGTGGTGGCGGATTCATTGG